TGGCACCTAACATTCGGTTATTATTTTTTTCTTGGACTACCGTACCTCTAACATCACCTTGTGCAAGTTTATTAGTTTCAGAAATACCAGCATATTCTTTTGTAGGGTAATTTGCATTAGGATCTGTAAAGCCTTTATCTAATACTTCTAGCTTCTCAGCATTCGTAGTTGAATTAATATCAAAGCTCTTAGCTTCTGAAAGTGCGCTATTAGCAGCACTAGATACAAATACCTCATCTGTTTTAGCTAATGCCTCTTCAGGGGATAACGAGCTGTAAAATGACTCAATACTATTAGAAGTTATTTTAGGTAATTGACCTTTGCTGAAGATAGAATCAGTAAAGCTGTTAACAGCAGTAGAGATTGTCTTACCAACAGTCGGTGTAATGCCTTGTATCAGGCTTGCAGCAAGACTATCAAAATTAATAATACCCAACTTATCAGTAGGCAAGGCAAGTCTTAATTGAGACTGTAGTTTAGTTACAATTTTATCAGTTGTCTGTAAGAGTAATTGCTGTTGTATAATACCATCAATGTTACTACTAATTTGACCTGGACCATTATTACTGTTAGTAATATTAACAGGATTAACCGACCCAATAATATTTTTAGGTATATCTGTAAGTTGTTTATTTGAGTTAAGAGTAACTTGTTTAACTATATCTACAGCCCCAACCTCAGCTACTCTAGAAATTATAGCTCTTAGGACAGGACTAGGGATGTTAAGGTTAAGAGCAATAATCTTATTAAAGATATTGTTCTCAAGTACACCTTGAATTTGTTTTGTAATTAATGGATCCATTATTTAATTAAACTCAGTAAAGCTTGTTTTTCGGATTGGAAGCGAGACTTAACACCAGCTCTGATAGATTCTGAACTAGATTTAAATAACGTATCTACATTGTTAATCTTCCATTCACTGACCAGAGTAACAATGTCTTTATCAGTTAATGTACTTTTGTCTCTTAATGCTTCAGTAAATGCTCTTGTATTTGCAGGTCCAAATTGTACAGCACCTGACCAGATTAGATCTTGAACGGCGGGCCCGTATTTCACCATATCTAAACCCTGACGCTGTAAATTAGCTATTGCAACATCATAATACTTCTTTTGGATATAGTCGTGTTGTTCTTTTTTAAACGCTTCTTTAAAGGTATTGGCAATCTCTGACCACTTAGCATCGAAAGCGGCAGTTGCGGGCTCTAAGCCTGCAAACTTATCTTTAAACTTAGAGGTATTTAAAAACTGAATTACAGGTGAATTTTTCGCAGAAGGTCTTGCCTTACCATTAGTCATTACAGCAGGTAGGAAGGAAGCTAGCTGATAGGTACCGTAAGATGCCCCGCCAAGATCTCCGCCAGCAGCACCGCTGTATGCATTAATTGTACCAGGTCCTTTACCACCTGATTCATACTTCTCAGACGTTTGGCCTAGCTCCCAACCCTCTACAGAAGGGGTACCTGCGCGCACAGGCTCTCCTTGTCCATCTACTACTGGGTTGCCAGAACTGTCTTTAAGGATACCATCATTAGGATTTGAAACAGATGGTTTTTCTTCTTGTACTGAAAATGCTTTCTTAGCTGCTTTAGTAGAAATAGTTCCAAAGATAGCCGGTTGTTGCATATCTTCCCCATCAAGGAAGAATCCAATAACCCAGGTACCTTCAACCGGACCTAGGGGAGAAGAACCAATACCGGAAATTGCAGCCGACGTAATCGGTTGTATAGGTGTAGCCCAGGGAAGATCTTTAACTGGTAGAATTATTTTACTATCTGTATGATAGCCAAAAATACGCACTCTACACCTACCCATTTTTTCAGGGTCCATACGATCTTCAACGACACCAATCCACCAATTAAAGCCATCTTTATTAAAAATTCTTTGCATAATTAAGCCTTAAGTTCACTTTCTATATCAACATATAATGAGTCTTTAATAACTTCCATAACCATTTCATGCTCGAATTTATTTACTTTATGGTGTATGGCTGTAATAAGATAGTAACCAGAGTATAACTTATCTTGAGATGTTGATGATGTATCACTAGCATCTTTACCGCCCAATGAAGGGTATTCAAAATAAATTAAACGACCAACTTCTGCATCTGTTCTACCTGGTACCGTCATGTTCATTTTAATATTAGTAAGTTCCAACATACTGGATAAACGATTACCGTGAATCTCTCCCATTTTTTCGCTTATGTTATCAGCATAATCATTAAATAATTTTGGATTTTTAGGGTAAAAACTTATGTTAGTGGCAAAGTTTCTAAAGGTGTCTTTACTAAAGACAGGCTTAGCTTCTGTACCTTTACCGGAAGAATGATATTGTTTTTCATAATTAGCTACATGATCATAATCTATTAACTCATATTCCTTATTGAATACATCCAGATATATTAATCGATTACCAAGATAACCACTAGTATAGTTTTTAATATAATCTGTTGATTCAATCATTTCAACGTCTTTAGCTAATGACATTTCACGGTTAACGTTCTGTGAAGACCCATCTTCTCTTATGTTAGAGGCTGAGATTAAATAGCGTGCCAAATAATTCTTATTTTCATGGGCAGTTTTAAATAAACCTTCAAGTGTACAGAAGTAAAAATTCTTATTAGATTCAAAAAATATAAAATTCTTAGCTGTCCCATCTTTTGGTATAGCTTTAGTTGCTAACCAATTAATACATTTAAACGGTGACCACCCCGGTGATACAAATTTTACTTTATTAGATGTATCGTTAATAACAATAAGGTCGGTACCTGCAGGGTTTTCTTTAATTTCATTATTAGTCTCACTTACATCAAAATTACGAGAAGTTGCAATAAAATCTGTAAATATTTTACCAGCTACATCTGTAATATTACCTTCGAAAGGTGCAAACAAAGGTAGAGATATATCATAGAAAAACTCAATAGAGATAAAATGCAATACGAAATTCTGAGTATTATTATCTCTTACTATTGTTCTATCTGATAATTTAAAGACTCTAAAAGTTTTCTGAATAATTTGAGAATCAGGAAACGAGGGTGTCCTCAACTTTACATTTAAAAACTCTTCCCCGTGAATGTTATACTTATCAATAAGGTTCCTACTATCCGTCAGTACAATATTGCCGTGAAGATAGTTTTTGAATAAATCTTCAAAAATGTTAAGTTCAACTACAAATTCAGAAAGGTCAATAACCTCATCTCTAGCATTAATAAGTTTAAGCTGTTCAATTCGTACCTCCCCGGCACGTTGAAGACCTTGTTCACCAATCATTATTCACCCAACTTCTTTTTAAAGTCACTTACTATTGCATCTACGTAAGCGTTTTTTAATATTTTAATTTTACGTTTAGATTCATTTAGTTCATCTTCATAGGTATAATTTGTAACAGGGGACCCAGATAATACAACAGTACTTGTTATGTTAGCACTACTACTTGTATTAGATGTATTTCTTATACGATCACCAGAAATAAACCCGCCAGTGGTTACCGTTACTCTAACATTTGAACTACTATTTTTTTGAGTAATATAACCTGTACCAGTATTGGTAATATTAGTTACTACATCGTTAATGTTAAATTCAGTAAAATCACTACTTGATATAAGGTATACGTTACCATTGACATAATTGCCATTTGCATCTTCGTAATGATGAATGCCATTAACGTTAGTATACTTACTTGCAACTTGTCTGTTAAGATTATTTGTATCTAAAGGCCAATCAAATCTAGGGTCTATAATTTCATTGTAATGAAGTATAAGCCAGTGCAATTCAGGATTACTGTAAAATCTATCAGCCACCATCTCTGGGGTATCCCCATCTCTAATATCATACTCATCATATAGACTGAGATTGGTTTTTACCTCATCTGATAGACTTACCCGGTTAGTAATGTTAGTAACTACTTGTACCGTGGATATATCGTCTAAGGAATAAAGAGTATAAGGAAAACTTTTAAAGTACATTAGAAGCCTTGGTTAATCATTGTCTTAGTAAGAACTTCCAACTCTCTAAATGTCAATGACATATTTATTTCAGTGGGTTCCCCATTTCTAAAAGATGAGAACTGTTCACCCCCATAACTTACATCCATAGATTCTAGTACGCAAGTGGTAAATTTATGAAAGTACGGATTTCTATTATTACCGAAATAATAGGTAATATTAAATTCAGATGGGTAAATAAAAAACAACTTACCATCAGACATTTCCGGGTGCATATGAAACTTAAATGTTTCAATTATTTTAAAAACATCGGCTGATTCTTTTTCATTCTTTGGAAAGAATTTGTATTTAAAAGTAAAAGATCTAAAATCTACAGATTCAAAAACAGTTTCTCTGAACGGGTTTAACGCAGTGCCTGAAGATATACCTAAGGCTGAACCTACATCGGCTGCACCAAATGCACCAGGTAACTTAGCTAATGAGGCACCTAATGCCACCCCTGATTCACCTCCAATATTTTTAATATTGTCAAACGCTCCCCCACTTAAAGCCCCGAGTAAAGTACCGAGTTCTTTATTAGTGTAATTCATACCATATTTAACTGTAGGAGGACCATCTACATATAATGCTATGGCGTCAGATATTCTATAAGTGGTATCCGGTTTTAAAAGTTCTGAGGTAGCTATACCCCCGGCTACTAAAAGCCCGGCTCCTGTTCCAATAGCATTCCCAGCTACTGCCGCTGTTGAGCCGGTTTTACCAAACGCCTTAGCAGCACCATCAAATAAAGACTTTACAGCTACACCAGCGGCAACACCTGCAGCACCTTCAGTTAACTTCCTAATCGATTCACTACTCATTTGTTCTCTAGTCAGGCCAGCAGCATCTGGATTTCTTTTAACTTCAAATTGAGTTTTATTTTGATTAAACTTAGATTTACCTCTAATGTTTATATTAAAAAGTATATAATGCTGTAAGTTATCAGCTGTTTGAAGATCAGAAGGATATTGGGTTATATTGACTTTAAACTTATTTTCATCCGATCTTCTAGATGCAGACCTATTATTGTTATAATTATCATTAGGGTCTTTCAGATTATAATCTTTTTGCGCCGCATCCCGTACGCTTTGTATTGTTGTGGCCATGAAATTCCATAAATAGTTGGATTATATTATATTTATCCCGTTATGTACAAAGCAACTTACAAAGGCCGTTACAGGGTCGCTAATCCTTCTAAGTATAGAGGTGACATTCACGATGTTATCTATAGATCGTCGTGGGAGTTAAAATTTATGAAATGGTGCGATAATAATGTCTCTGTACTTGAATGGGGATCTGAAACCATGATTATACCTTATAAGTCGCCTGTAGATAGTAAGGTACATCGTTACTTCGTTGATTTCTATATACGGGTTAAAGACAGACACGGAGCTATTACTAAGTATTTAATTGAGATAAAACCAGAAAAATTTACAAAACCGCCAGCTATTCCTCAACGCCAAACTAAGAGGTTTATTGACGAGGTGTTTCAATACGGTGTTAATCAATCTAAATGGAAAGCTGCTACCGAATATTGTGTAGATAGAGACATGAAGTTCCTTGTTTTAACCGAAAAAGACCTTGGGTTATAACGGATAAATATAATTATGGCAACTGTTAATCCTTTTCAAGATATCAGAATGAAGGCGGGCGATGTAGATCGTTCTCTTAACTGGTATCAGGTTCAGATAAAGAATCTTAAAAACGTCAGACCTAATCAGCTGATGTCGAATACACCTGAACTAACGACCACCATTATGCCTGGTAACATGTATATGTTCTTTTATGATGCTAAGTTAAAAGATAAGTTACCTTACTGGGATATGTTTCCATTGGTACTACCTTTTAGAAAAGTACAGGGTGGGTTCTTTGGATTGAATTTGCATTATATTCCTTACCCTGTTAGATTTAAGTTACTTGCAGCAATGCACGATTTGGCCTATGATGCCAAGGTTACTGAGAATACCAGACTTCAGTTAAACTGGAGAATATTAAATGCTTCAACTAGATATGCACCTGTTAAGGCTTGTGTAAAACATTATCTTTTTGAACAGCTTCAATCTAGATTTTTAAAAGTACATTACCCCGATTGGGTTACTGCCTCCCAGCTTCCTGTTGAGAGGTTTATAGGAGCTAACAAACAAGAGGTCTGGAGAGACTCCAGAAAGAAATACTAATGGCAAAAGCTAGTTTTAATTTATCTCAGTTTATAGGGGCTGTAAGAGAAGATAGCTTCGCAAGGGTAAACCGGTTTGAAGTTTTTATTACTGCTCCAAGGACTCTTTTAGGTAAGAACATTAACAACTCAGATGCAGTAAGTTTATATTGCGAGATGGCAAGTCTTCCCCCTGTAAACATTTCTACTAAATCTTTTAAGATTTTTGGACCTACATATCAAAGACCGTTTGGGGCAGAGTATGGGGGAGAAGGGATATCTTTAACATTTCATGTTGATAGAGATATGCAAGTTAAAAAGTTCTTTGATGAATGGACTGCAAGGGTAGTAGATCCAGATTCTGGTTTAGTTGGGTATCAAGATGATTATATTTCCACAATTAGATTGAGACAATTGGATGAGCAAGATAATGTTACTTACGAGATTGAGCTTTTAGAGGCGTTTCCAAGAAGTATTAATTTGTTAGAATTAAATAATTCTGCGCAAAATCAAACCCATCGTCTTAATGTTTTATTTGCATACCGGTATTGGAAAGATATTGATAGAGAATTTGAAACTACTCCTAATGACATTCCTAGACAGCTACTTAACCCAAGTATACCTGTTGTAGATAATAGATTGACAGATGCACAAGCAAACGCTGCTAGAGCATCTTTTGCAAGAACCGATCCTAGAAGAGTTGATCTAGGGTAATTTGATATAATAATGAAAAGGATATAAGATGGCTTTACCAAAATTAGAAACACCGACATATGAATTGACATTACCTTCAACGGGCGCTAAAGTAAAATTTAGACCGTTCTTAGTTAAGGAACATAAA